ATATAAATAGATTTTTAACTAAACTAACTATTTTTAAGCAAAAATATGACATACATATATTTTTAGTAGCTCATCCTAGAAAGATGAATAAAAGAGATGATGGAATGTATGAAGTTCCTAGTTTATATGACATAGCAGGTAGTGCAAATTTTTACAATCAAGTAGATAATGGAATAACTGTATATAGAGATTTTAAAAAGGAATTAACAAGGGTTTTGATACAAAAAGTAAAGTATAGACATATAGGAGAATTAGGTGAAGCACAGTTTAAATATAATTTACAAAATGGTAGATATAGCGAAGTTGGAGAAAGTTTAGATGACACTTCATATATCATGGAAGAACAAAAAAGTATGTTATAAATTTGGTTTTTTAAAAAATCTTTTGTTACATTGTAATATGTTATTAAAACTTTTACCAATTTACTTATTGATTAGCATACATATTTATTATATGGCTACAGAAGATGATTATGATGTTTACTAGTTATTTTGAACCACTAATAATTATTTGTTTATCTCTTTCTTTAGGAGTGCTAATTGGAATTTTAGCAGTTACATATCTTACATCAAAAGAAATAAAGATGTTAGAAGATGAGTTAGATGTTTTTAGAAAACTCTACTTTGACACAATAGATAAACTGAAAAAAAATGAAAAAAGAAATTCTTAAAGTAGGAACTTTTTTTAGTGGAATAGGAAGTCCTGAGCAGGCTTTAGTAAACTTAAATTTAGATCACGAAATAGAGTTTGCTTGTGAAATAGATAAGTACGCAAGAGAAACTTATCTAAAAAATTTTAATCCAAAAAAAATGTATGAAGATATAACTAGTCTTAAAATGAAAGACTTAGCTTATGTTGATTTGTTAGTTTTTGGATTTCCTTGTCAAGCATTTAGTTTAGCAGGAAGAAGAGGTGGTTTTGATGACACAAGAGGAACTTTGTTTTATGATGCCCTAAGATATTTAATAGAACATAAGCCTAGATATTTTATAGCAGAAAATGTTAAGGGGTTAGTAAATCATGACAATGGAAAAACATTTAGAACAATAATAGATTGTATAGCTAAAACAGAAAACTATCAATTTTCAATGATGCCATTTGATAATTTAGGTTATCATATACATTATAAAGTTTTAAATACAAAGGATTTTGGAATACCACAAAATAGAGAAAGAATATTTATAATAGGCATAAGAGAAGATCAAGATAATAATTTTAACTTTCCTGCAAAAACACATTTAAAATTACAACTTAAAGATATATTAGAAGATAATGTTGATGAAAAATATTTTTTAAGTCAAAGAATGGTTGATGGTATTTACAAAAGTAATTTTATGGAAAGGAAACCTATGGATGTAAATGGTATTTGCAAAACATTAAAGGTTGGGGGCGACACTCCTTGTTTTAAAGATGTAAGATCGGGAGCTTTAAGAACTTGGCCTAGAACAAACAATCCAGATAAAGATAGAGAGATGGGTAGATCTAAAAGATTAGAAGTAAGATCAGATAATGTAGCAAATTCAATTACGACACATGAATGTGATAGTTTAGTTGTTACACCTAAAAACACGAAAAACATAAGAAGATTAACTTGTGTTGAATCTGAAAGACTACAAGGGTTTCCAGATAATTTTACAGCAGGAGTAAGCGACACACAAAGATACAAGCAGTTGGGAAATACAATAACTGTAAATGTTCTACAATCAATTCTTAATAACTTATTATTGCGTTAAAAAAAAATATAAAAAATATTATTAAATTTACAGCTTTATTATGAAATACAAAACAATTAAGTGGGTTTTAAAAAAACAAATTGAGTCTGGAGTTAAGACATTGTGGACATGGGAAAAAGGAAATGAAGAGAATTTTACTTGTGTTTATCAATGTTATGGTAATAACTTGAGGCTTTATACTCCACAACAATTATTAAATTTGATAAATGGGGAAACCAATATATAGAGTTTTAGTGGACTTTGAATATAGAAACAAAGGTAAAGGCAATTTTATAAAAACAAAAATTAAGCAAGATAGTATAGATACATTTGCACTATCAAAAGATAAAGATGAAATATATGAACATATAAAATATAAGTTGCTTACTAAAATAAAAAGAAAAGAAGAAGATATAGAAATAAAAATTAAAAATGTAACAATAGAAGGACAATATGGCGAAACAAACTACTAAACATAATAAATATTATTACGAAAAAGGAAGAAATGGTTGGACACCTACAACAACTGAAGATGTTTTAGATTATAAAGAAAAAAAAGTGCCTGATTATTATATAGGGAAAATATATAAATATGAGGCGAGAAAAGTTATAGAAGATTTTGATTTAAGTTATAATTTAGGCACAGCTACAAGCTACATTTTACGGTGTTCAAGAAAACATGATAATGCTATAGAATGTATCCAAAAAGCAATTAATCATCTTGAGTTTGAATTAGATGCTATAAATAATAAAAATGATTAGGTTGTGGTGTTGGCTTTTTGGTTGTGAAGAAAACAAATTAGTAGAAAACTTAAAAGAATATGACAAAAAGAAAAGAAAATGAATCTTACGAAGATTATAAAGTGAGAAGAAAAAAAGAAAAAGATCAGGAAAAAAGAAGATTAAAAGGCGTTAAAGTTTGGCCTGGAGATTGGGGAACTTATACAAAAAATTTGCATGGAAGAGTAGAGGACAAGCTAAAAGAAATGATGCAAAAGATAAAAAATAAAAACAATGAGTAATATAAAGATCAAAGAATACAAGCCTAAAAAGAAAAAGAAAAAGAAAAAAAAGAAAAAATATGGGGGAGGAAACTAAAACTAGAATATGTCCATATTGTAAAAAAAGAATGACAGGATGTGCTTGTTCTTTTAGAAAAGCTAAAGATGGAGAGGTAGTACACTCTAAATGCCTAGAAAGATATAATAAATTATTAAGTGATGAGCAAGAGAAACGGGAGAAATAAAATAAAATTAAGTTATCTTGATGAAATAAATAAGATAGATAAAAGATTAAAAAGAAAAAAGATTAAAGAGGATGAGTCTGAAAAAGCAAAATTAATATCAAAAAGAGATAGTTTAAGACAAAAATTAAAAACAAAAAAATGAAAGAAATAGAAGATGCAGATGAAAATGTAAGAGCATTTGTTGATCTAAAAGCTCAAGGCCCAGCTAAAGGGGGTTATTTTTTTAGGAGTTTATTAAAAGAAAAAATAGAAATGATTGAAGAAGGTGGGGATGTTTTTGTTGTAGGTGTAGTGTATGATGGTACTTATAATTTAGAAATTTTAACACAGACAAAAGAAGAAAGAGAAACTGCTTTTGCTAAATCTTTAAAAAATAAAGTAAATGCTTAAATACCCAAATAAAGGCATGGCTAAACCAAGAATGACAAAAGCTGATACTTGGAGAGGCAGACCTATAGTAAAAAAATATTGGGAGTATAAAGATGATATACAAAAGTGGGCTAATAAAAATAAATTTGTTTTAGGGCAAGAAATATGCGTAGTATTTTATATTCCAATGCCAAAATCTTGGAGTAAAAAGAAAAAGATAAAAATGGTAAACACTCCACATAAACAAAAGCCAGACATAGACAATTTAATAAAAGGCTTAATGGATGCTTTATTAAAAGAAGATTCTCATGTTCATACAGTTTTTGCTAGAAAAATTTGGAGCGAAGAAGGATCTATTCTTTTTTGTAATCTTAAACAAACTTAAACTCCATCTATATTATATTCTTTAGATATTTTATATCTTTGTTTATATATAATATTTCTACATTGCTTTTCTGTGATGTTATGTTTAATTGATATGTCAATAAAAGTATTTCCTATATGACCTTTGTTTTCTACAATAAACTTATCAAAGTCTTTAAACATCATATAATTTCTAAGCGTTTTTGGAGGAATAATACCATTTTCTATTAAATGATAAACTAAATCTTTTACTGTAAAGCCTTCCCCCCATCTTCTCTTTGCTTCATCCCACATTATATCAAGAAACTCATCAACTAGTTCTTTTTTGTTTGGCATATTCAGTAATAAAAAATTGAGTAACATTTTTAACGCAAGAGGCACAAGTTCTATTAGATAAGGTGTAATTACCTCCTACATATTTATTATAAGCTTTAAATATTTCTTTTAACAAATCGTTTCTTTCTGCTTTTGATCTTCCATTAAATAATGGATCTTGATACTCTTCAATTAGATCAAAAACTTTTTGTTTTTCATAGTCTGATATATCATTCCATTTTACCATAAACCTTTTGGACATTCTATAAAAAACTCATCTATTCTGTTTTTTGTTCTTAAAAAGCATCCACAACTTCCACATTTTTCAAAAACACCAAGCTTAAATGGATTCTTATAATATCCACAAGTGTTTTTTCTACATATAGAAATTCTTTCTTTATACTTTTTTTCACTAACTAATTTAACACCTTTGCCAATTATTAGTTGCCAAAATAATCTTATTATATCTTTCATATTGCAAATTTGTAAAAAAAAATTAAAATATCGTTGATTGTGCCTCAATAATATCAACAACAGATTGTGAACTAGAAACATCTGCTTCAGTAACAAACACTTGTTGAGAGTTAATAGAATCACTAACTAAACCAGCAATATCTCTTGCTGTCCAATTTTCCATAGCCTGCCCCATTATAGCTGTTGTTCCTGGTGTCATACCTCCTTGTGCAAACTTTTTACCATAACCATTATGTGAGTTCATTTGTGATAACATAGGCTTAAATAAAGCGGTACTTCTTTTGTTTATAACAGCTTCACCTCCTTCAAGCTCTACAACTCTACCTCCACTAGCAAATTTTACACCACCTTCTGCATGAGAAGGGCCATGCACCATTCCACCTTCTGCAAATTTATTTATCTCTAATGTTCCTTGATTTTCTATACTAGGAGTTAAACCTCCTTTTTTCCCAACAAATTTTTGAGATGCTATAGCTGCAATTTGAGCAGCTACTAAAGCAGATGTTAAAGGAGCAGCAGCAATAGCTCCAATACCTGTTTGAGCTGTAACCTTTGTAATTGCTAAAGCACCATTAATTGTTGCCATTATAATATCATTAGCTTTTTTCATCATAAATTGCTTTCTAGCTATTTCTCTTAAATCTGATTGTTTTTGCTCTTCAATATCCTTCATCTTAATATCGTGTTTCTTTTGCATCCCTTCTGTATCTCTACCAGCTTGTTCTGCAATCTCTAATTGTCTATCAAACTTATCTTGTTCAATTTGCATATCTTTAGCAGCTTGTTCTTCTACTCTTTGAGATTCTACAGCAGCACGATTTGCAGATATATCCATTATTACACTTGCAATTTGACTATAAACTTCTTTTGCTTTGTTAAGTCTTTGATCTTCTAAAGCGTTAAGCTGATCGCTTAAATCTTTGTTTATTTTTAAAACATTGGCAGCGTGTTCTTCTTCAGAGATTAAACCGTTATCTAAATTTGCTTGATTTATAAGGAGATCATTTTCATTAATTTCTCTCATTTGTTTTTTGAACTCTTTGTTACTTCTAAAAAGACTCATTGCTCCATCATTCAAAACAGCCATTTCTAACTTTAAAGATTCTTTAGCAGCATTATTTCTTCTAGCAAATTGCTCGTTTTCCATAATAGCTGTATTTCTATCGTGTTCTGCTTGTAGTGCATCTAACAAAAACATATTAGTTTGAGCTTTTTCTTGCTCTTCTTTTTGCATACTGCTAAGAGCTTCAAGCCTTAGCTTTATACCTTTATTTGTTTCTGCCATTAACTTTTCCCAACCTACTTTGTCTATTGTTTTTAAAACATGATATTTATTTCTATTTTTTATAATAAACTCCTTATTTAATTCATCTTGATTTTCAGCGAGTCCTGTTTGATAATCAGTTATCGTTTGTAAGTTTGTTTTTATTAACTCATCTTCTTTTTGATATTTTTCTATTTTATATTTGAAACTATTATCTAATTGACTTTTTTCTCTTTGATCTATATCAGCAATTCCTTCTGTTTCTACTTTTAAAAGTTCTTTTATTCTGTTTTTTGTGTTTTCAAGTTTTGTAACACTTATTGCCGATTTATCAGCTGCAGGACCACTTTTTATTAAGGCAGAACTTAGATTAGTAATAAAAGTTCTTAGCTCTTGTACTCTTATACCTACCTTATTTAATGATTCTGGATAATTTGCCAATTCTTCTCTTTCTCCTTTACCTAATGTTTTATAAAAATTGTTAAGCTCTTTGGTTAGAATTTTTTGCTCTTTTTGACTTCCTTTACCCATCTTAGAGTTTAATTCGTGATACCTTTGAACCTTTTTTAATTTATCTCTTTCAGCTTTTGCTTCATCTATTAAAATTTCTTGTCTTATTTTAGCCTGTGAAACCCAATCATTAATTTGCTTTGCGTTCATCTTTTTTCTTTCAGACTCTTTTAAAATTCCTATTTCTCTAAAATCTTCTAAATCTGAAAGATAACCATTTCGTAATACCATTCTAAAATCCCCTTCATCTCCTTCTTCTAAATCACGAAAAGCAGAACTTGCTTTTTTCTTTTCATCTATACTTTTTTGAAAAAACTCAATATCTTTTAATATAATTGCCTCTTGTTTTTTTGCGTTTTTTTCTCTTGTTATCATATTTACTCTTAGCCTCGTAGTTTCTTCATCAATATCTCTCATCCTTTTGGCAGATTGTAATTCTATCTTTCCATATTTATCTAAATTTTTAGAAAGCTGATCTCTCTCGTTTTTTAAGGCTAATATTTTTTTACTATCTCTTAACTCTTCTAATCGTAATGTTTCAAATATTTGATCTATCTCTTTATTTTTGTCTGCTATTAAATTTCTTTCTGCTCTTGTAGAATTAACTGTTTTTAAAATATCTACAAGCTGTTCATTACTTGCAATTTCTAAATCTATATTTTCTACAAGCTCTGGATAATCTTGATTTAATTTTCTTAATAAATCAACTCTTTCAGTATTTTCAAAGTTTAGTTCTGTAATTTTTTGCACATCTTTTTCAAAAGAATCTAACATTCTATCACTTTGATGAACCACATCACTTATTGCATCTTTTGATTTTGTAAGCCAACCTACTAAAGCACCTAGTCCAACAACTAACAACCCAACACCTGTAGATGCCATAGCTGCTCTAAGCCCTTTCATGGCAGTTGATAATGTCATAGTTTGTGTAGCAGCTCCTCTTAAACTTATAGTTAAAAGCCTAACACCTTTTGCTAATCCTTTAAAATCAATCAAAGTACCAATGGAAAGCGTTTTCATAATAGCCCACTTAGTAATTAAAGCGGTTATTACTCCTTGCAAAATACCAAAAGCCCCTCTTAACCTAGTCATAGTTTTTTCACTATTAGCAATTCCTTGAACCCATTGTGTTAATGAGTAAATTGATTGTCTTAGTGAATTTTCAAAAACACTTCCAATAGCAACTCCTAATCCTTCTGTAGCAGATTTTAAAAGAGTAAAATCTCCTTCTAGTGTATCTAATCTTATTTGCGACATTTGTGATACAGTTCCTTCTGCTTGTACTAATGTATCTAGCTGTCCTTCTAATCCCTCTATACTGTTTAATAAAACTAGAAAGGCTGGTGCAGATCTCTTGTCTAATAATTCTGTAGCCTCTGTTAATCCAAAAGACTCATTTTTCATTTCTCTAAGTGCCTCTGTAAACTGAGGAAGTCCTTGTACTGTTCTTCCTAAATTTTGATTTAACTTAGAATTAGCATCACCAAGTCTTAACATTATGTTTTTTAAAGCATTACCCGCTATAGATCCATGAAGTCCATTGTCTGCTAATTTTGCTAACATAGCAGATGTTTCTTCTAAAGTAAATCCAGCCGCTTTGGCCACAGGAGCAACAAACTTCATTGACTCTCTAAATCTTTCTAAGTTTAAGGCAGAACTAGTAAATGATGCTCCCATAATATCTACTACTCTTCCTGTATCTGCTGCATCTAATCCAAAAGCTCTTAGTACAGCACCAGAAGTTTCAGCAGATGATTTTAACGACTCTCCTGTTGCAGCAGCTAATGCTATAGTACCTTGTTGTGCTTTTACAATTTCATCAGCAGTAAAACCAAGTCTAGCGTACTCTTCTTGTAATTCAGCAACTTGTCTTGCGGTAAAAACTGTTGTTTTACCTAACTCTAAGGCTGTATCATTTAATTTTTTAAATTCACCATCTGTAGCACCAGAAATTGCTTTCACAGCAGCCATTTGAGATTCAAAATCTGCAAATGAACTTATAACACCTCTCAATCCACCTATAATGGCCCTAAAAGCAAAAGCCGAAACAATAGCAATACTTGCAGACTTAAATATAGCTACCATTTTATTACCTGTTCTGTTTAAAGCTAGAGCTTGTTGATTTGCTCCTCGCATACTATTAGCATTTTTCTGCATTGATTTTGAAATTGTGCCAATTTTTTTAGATTGCGCGGCATAAGCTGCTGTGTTTGCTTTTAATTCTTTTAAACTAACATTAGCTCTATCTAATTCTGAATTTAATTTTAAAAGTTGCTTTAAATCTGCTTGAAAACTATATATTGTCGTTGCCATATTAATATGTATTATTTTGTTGTCCTGTTCCTGTTGATGAGCTACTTCTTTGTGTGTATCCATCATCAGAATCCTTTTCCTTTTTGAGATAAACTTTTCTTACTTTATCTCTATCACTATCATCATAAACCAATTCATGTATCACTCCATCCGACTCTTGAACAACTAAAGCCCCACCATGTACCTCTACATCTCCATCATTTGTAATAGAAAAAGCTGTACTTCTTGAATTAGGTCCCGATCCTGTTCCTACTTGGAAAACATCTTTAGAGTTAGGATTGTTGTAATTACCAACAACAGTTTGTTTACTTATAGCTTGTACTCCATGTCCTAAAGCTACTCCTCCATTTTTAGAAACATTAGTAGAAGTTGTGTTTTTTATTCCACCACTATTTGTAGCTTGTATAGGTTGCACTCCTCTTACATCTGGCCTTCTTGCGTTTATAGGTAATTCTGAAAAACCTCCTCTATCATCTGTAATAGTACCATCATCTTGTCTTGGAGTTCTTTGTGCAAAATCTCTGCTACTTTTCCATTCTACTAATTCTACAGTAGTTAAAACCTCTTGATTAGGCTTGTAGTCTTTAATTTTATTTACAGTCCAATATGTATCCACATCATCTATTCTAAGTAAAATTAAATCTCTATAATCAAACTTTTGTATATCTTCTGGCAATAAATTTATTTTACAAGTTCTTAAAGCAGCACCACCATTCATTTTGAAATAAGCTGTACGCCAATATTTAGTGTATAGTCCTGGACTAACAAAACCCATTCCATCATCATAATCATGCCAAGAAAGACAATATGGATCTATATCATTTCCTTTTTTGTATTGGTTTATCCACCCACTATGTGGGAAATATGTGTAATCTACTGTGTTAGTTTCAAAGAAACTCCATGTAGTACAACTTGTGTGGCTAAAATCTGATTGTAATCCTGTTCCATCTATTTTTCTACCATTAAGCAAACTATAGTAGTTTAAAATTCGCATATCGCATTTTGGATACTCAACATGATCTGGCCTATATGGGTTTCCTGCATTTATATGTCCTCCTGTATCAGTCCAAATAAGAGCCATACAAGGGTTGTGTGTTTGGTTAGGGTTTGTCCAAGCTAAATTACCCCAACCATATCCATTTGGTGCGTATTGATGTGAAGGACCATGTTGATGAGGGTTGTTTACTGTACCATAACCATTAAACATTAAAGTTTTAGCAAAAAACTCAGTTCCCATCTTTAGTTCACCTTTTCTAAATCTTTCATTGTGTTCTACATAAAATGATTTATAAGGTTCTTTTCCATTAGCCTCTCTCCATCTTTCTGTACTTGCCATACCTTCATCTGAACTGTCAGTAGCGTAATCAAAAGTTACTTTTTTAGCCAACTCTTCTATTATAAACTTGTCTGTCCAAGAAGTATGATCTAGTTTCTCCGACCAATCTAAAATCTTTCCTGAACCAAAAAAATCATCATAAGGTTCGCAAAAAACAGTTTTTGTTTCTTCATTAGCTGTCCATTGTAGATTAAATAAATCTGTTAATCCTTTTAAGTAATCAATTTGCTTTATTCCACAATCTAAAACTTTACTAAATTGTACTAATTGTGCAGGTGGTGTAGAGGCTGTAGTAGGAAAAACTAAAACATCTATATTCTTACAATCTTGCCAACACGCATAAGCAGAAGAATAATTTTCACCTATAACTTTACAACCAATTACATCTCCTGCATTAAAGTTTTTAACTACATTTATAGTGTATGTTTGCCATGCTCCAGATTGATTAGAATAAGCATCCCATTGTGTCATATTCCAAAATGCTTCAACATGACTTCCATTTCTTAGTGGTTGAAACTCTATATCAGAACCAGCACTTGCCCAATTATGTCTTGTGTGAAGTTGCATACTAAATGTTACATCATATTGTCCAGTAAAAGGAATTACATATCCTTTCGTACTAGCTCCTCCAAATTTATTAGCACTTGTTCCTGTAATATTATTACCTATATCGCTAGTTACATTTAAAGCTGGATACCAAGTTCTTGAATATCCACCAGCAGGTATTTTACCTCCACTTTGATAATTACCTAGACAAGCACCACCAGGATGAGATGCTTCACCAAGCATAGTTCCACTTCCTCCTAATAATGTGGTAGGATCGGTTGTATAATAATTTTCTCCTGAACCAAAAGGATGGCACAATAAAGAGGCTTGTACGCTATTCCAAAACTTACTATCAAGAGTATATCCTGATTGTTGAAATATTTTTTCTACTATTCTTTTCGTATATACAAAAGGGTGAAAATCATAAATTGTTTTTTTATTATCTATTCCTTGTCCTTGTCTATACCATTTTCCATAATCCGCTATTCCCCAAAAATAATCTTCTGCTAACTTATTTGAAGAACCCATAGCTCCAGCTCTATCAAAATTATAAGGCTTGTTTTGTGACCAACTTTCTACTACATTATCTCTATCTTTTGGTTTTGGATCTAATTGTACTATATCAATTTCACATAAAGTTTTATCTCCTATAGCTCCACTCCAATCTATAGTATCTTCTATAATATGACATTTATAACTTCCCCCTTTACCTGTAACACCTTGCTCTACCCTTAATAAACCATTAAATACATTTATACCATTAGTTATAATTCTAGCTTTTTTCCATCCTATATGTTGTCTTTCAGAACCTACAGCCAACATACTTCCTAAAATCTTTTCGTTGTTTTCACTTGCTGGTAGCATAAATGTTTTTGAAAAACCAGCAGTTCTTTTAGTTATGTCTTTTAAATCTCCTACAGAAAAACTTAATGCCAAAGGAACTTTACTACTTTCTAAAACATCTAATTGACTCCAATCATATATAGGTGTTTCATATTCATGATTACCACCATAAACAGGAGATGTTACGGTAGTAGTATCTTTTTGCATCTTTTTTATTTCTATGTTTGAAATATGACAATCAGCATTTGGTGAATTTGAACTTGCTTTAGTTGCAGTTAATATTTTTATAGCTCCTGCAGAAAAATGAAAAAACCAATCTCCATTACCATTATTGTTTCCTACTTGCCCTGCAACCGCCCCAGACCAACTACAATTATAATTTTGACTACCTGTTGTATCCCAACCTAAACATTTACCCCATTTACTTGTTCTTTGTAGTGCCGCTAAACAAAAAGTATAATCTCCAGGTGTATCTATAGGTTGTGGATTTTGTGGGCTTAATTGTGGATCTTCTGGCGTTCCTTCATGAATAATTATTTTACAATTAGTCATACTTGTAACTGTTATTTTAAGCTCATACAGATCGTACCCATGCCTCCAAAGTTGTTCATCTCTAAAACCTAAAGCACCAGGATCTCTATAACATTCATGATTCCAATTATCACTATATTCATCTTCATAAGACAAAATTGTATCTACTTTTTCATCAGAATAAACCCATCTAAAGCCACTACCACTAGTATCCCAATTCCCAGAATGTTGATAAGCAGAAATGTACCACCGATAAGCATCTATTGTACCTGCAGAGTTCCACCAATGAGGAACTAAAGCTGGTATGTCTATCATGTGATCACTACCATTACCTTTTAAAAGTAACATATCTTGATTACCACCTGGATCATCAGGCTCTACTATATCAAATATAATAGTTTCTTCTCTTCTTCCTGTTATTGCGGCAGTTGGAATAGTATCTTCTGATACAAAATATAAAGAACGCCCAGCTACATTACAAGGATAGGTTGTTGAATGATTTTCTGGTATTTTAGGTTGTCCATT